CCTGCTGTGGCTCCGGTCTGCACCGTATAACCAGCTGCCTCACCCTTGTAAGTATAGGTGTTGGTAAAGTTGAGTATGTCAGAAAATTCTGTCAGTATTTCTGTGTTGCCAATCACCGGCGCACCTTCTTCAAGAGTGCCATTGCCAATGTACAACTGTCGTGTGTCCACACTCCAGCCCAGCTCGGCACCTGCCAACTGCGGCAGATTTATGTCTAGACCTTTGCGGTTTGTTATCTGTGATATCTGTACTATGGCCACGGGTGTTGTCCTTGCTAAGTTTGGTGTATTTAGCTGGTCAGTAAGTAGTATTGTTCCAGTCTGCGCCACCAGGCATCGGCCCAGTGGTCAAAATCTGCGGTTTCCAGCACAAACTCCTGATATTCAGGACGTGCGGTAGGATGCCCCTGGGCATCCACCGGCGGTTTTACACACATCAGCACCACGCCTTTGCGTATGTTTGTACCGTAAACTTCGTTGTGTGCTAGAGCATAGGCTGCCAACTGTAGGAAGTAGTCTTCTATCCACTCTCGGCGTTTGGGCTTGTTGGTTTGCTTGTAATCTAATATGCTTTCTTCATTCATGTGTATGCCAGCTCCATCTGACGTTCCGGCATACAGTCTAGGAAAATACAAGGGTATTTCCACCCCCCAGAATTCCTGCACATTCTTGAGACCATGTTCGATCACAGTTTCGGCCATGGCATGGCTGGCCCAGCCAAAGGGATTTGACCCTTGTTCTCGTAGTTCACCTGTTTTGACATAGTGCTCGAGATAGGTGTGCATCCTGGTGCCACGATTGGCAGCTTCTGTGGTTATGGCCTGTGCCTGTGCATGCCCCACACGACGGCGCCACTCTTGCAAGGCCTGTTTTTTTTCTTCAGGTTTAGTCCGTTCCAGCACTGTGGTCACGCTGGGCAACTTGCCACCCGGAGTGTCATACAGCCTGCGACCGTCTTCGGTGACCCTGTTTAGGGGTTGGTAATCAAATCGGGGATTGTACATTGTGTCCTTGACTTTTTGCATACTGCTGATAGTGTCTTTGATTGCGTTCTGCAATTTGATACATTTCTTGGATTTTTTTTGATCTATCTGCATCATTGTACAGCATTTGTAAACTATTTACAATAGCTTGAATTCTTTTTGTTGGAGTCAGTGCTCGATCATAACTTTCATCTATGACCGAGCCAAATGTTTCAATGCCCATATTTTTAAGACAGTCTAAACTGCCTGTACCAGACACCAATAAAAATGGTTTTCCGGTCGCCAATGGTTTAGCAAGTTTTTCTGTAAACCAAAAATCTCCAAACGGGTCAGTTTCACAGACAACTTCAATTTGATAATGATTCCAGCAATTAGGATAATTTTGTAATGCATCACCTGGTGGTATTCTTCCTGAAGAGGCGGTACTAACTAAATCACTATCAAAAGTTTTGTCAGCAAACCACGCCAGTTCATTTTTATATAATTCTGTAAAAGGCTCGTTATACCACCAATGACGACATTGAAATATTGTAAAATTATCTTTAGGAAATGCTTGATCTAACTCGTACACCAGTCTCATGCGTGTTGGTGTGAATCTGCCAATGATAGTACCTACAAACCGTGCTTGTGATGTGTCTTTTTTAAACGGCGGAATACGGTCACCGGCGCCAACAAATACGCCAAGTGTTTTGGTTTTGAATGTAAACGGCCCGACCAAGCGAGGATTGTGCGTGTTTATTACTACAGACTTTTTATCTATACCAAATGTTTCACAAACTGTTTCTAAGAATTCTAAAAATCCACTAGCAGTTAAATTTTCACCATCGTCAGCATTTACTATAACCGATTGATTAATATAATGCTTAGAAAAAATATCTAACAACCATTCTTTATTGGCACACATATTGTCTTTTACTGCAAAATATTCAGCAAGCATAACAATATCATTATCGGTAATAGTAACTGCTTGTTTAGACATAATCAGACAAATTTAAGTTCAATAAACGATCCCATTGTTCATAAACATAATTACGAAATCGTTGTTGATTGTGCAGTAGTCTTTGTTGAAAAGGTTCACTATAATTTATGCTCAAATTAGTTACAATTTTAATTGCTAATTCTGCGTAGTCTTGTTCGGTTACGCACCCTGTGTAATCTATTAAATCTTCGAACGTGTCAACCCCTTGTGCTCGAAGATACTCACGCAACTTAGGTTGCCCATAAACAAAGAACGGGCGTAGTCCTATAACTGGTTTCCAAGTTTTTTCACTAATAAAAAAATTATCATTGTTAAATGTTGTTTCGGTAACAATATTCAGATAAGCATCTTGCCAAGTAGAGATATCGCCCAGGCTATAAACATCGTTGCAAATAGCGTAATCGCCAACGTCAGCATCAACTAAATCAGGGTCCATGCCCGATGTAAGATATCCTTGATCTTTAACTTGATCAAGGTATCGCATTATTACACGCCGATGTGCATGAGGTTTACGATTAAGACAAATAAACTTTTTTGCCCCGGGGCGCAGTTGCAATTCAGTATTGGTGTATGACTGAAAGTTTAAGTCGCATACCATCGCCCAAAAGTCCAATCTGCATTGATTAGCATTGCCAATAAACAAATGCGGTATGCCGCTATCTTGAATAATTTCGTGCACCTGAGGAATAGCAGGGTCTACTAAGTCGTGACAAATAATAAAATCTGGGCTGGCATCTTGTATTTCTGCAGAAATGTCTCTATCTAACAGCCATGTAGGATTGATAAGCATGACAGAGTCAACACTAAGTTGCTGTTGCGCTTTACGTTCGATTATATTTCTTATTAATTGTTCAACACGACCCGCTTTCCACGCATATGGAAAACCGTTGTCACTTTTGATTATTTTCAAACCCTAAAACTTTCTCCGCAACCGCAACGGTCCTTTTCAACAGGATTGCGGAATTCGAACCCTTCGTTGAGGCCCTGGCGCACATAGTCTATTTCTACGTCTTGCAGATAGGTCATGCTTTTGGGATCAACTACAACAACAAAATCTTTCATTTCAAAGGACATGTCATCGGCGCCAACCTGATCTATGTATTCCAGCACATAGGCCAGGCCACTACAGCCTGTGGTGCGGACACCAAGACGTATGCCCAGGCCGCGACCTCTACGCTTTAAGTTTTCCGCTATCTTGCGTGTGGCTGTGTCAGTGGCTTGTATCATCTGGATGTTTTTTTCTATAGTCTTCTATGGCTGCCTTAATAGCGTCTTCCGCAAGGATACTACAATGTATCTTAACCGGCGGGAGCGCGAGTTCCTGTGCAATTTCAACATTCTTAATTGCGCCAGCCTGGTCCAGCGTTTTACCCTTGACCCATTCCGTGACGAGACTACTACTCGCGATCGCCGACCCACACCCGTATGTTTTAAATTTTGCATCTCGAATAATTCCTTGTTCATCTACACGTATCTGTAGTTTCATCACGTCACCGCATGCGGGGGCTCCTACCATGCCGGTGCCCACATTGACATCGCCGGCATCCATCTTGCCCACGTTTCTGGGATTTTCATAATGATCGATTACTTTTTCTGAATAGGCCATTTCACACTCCTTTGTGTATTATAACATGTAGCTTGTGTATTTACAACCGACTTTGGTTATTGGCGGCGCTTCATGGCCTGTTTGGCATTGGCATCTACCACTGCACGTGCTTGGTCCACGCTCATGCCTGTTTCGGCCTCGGTGTTGCCTTTGAATCTCAAGCGATCGGAATTGGGTTCCATGGGTTCCAGCACATTGCTGAGAGGTTGCTGGCTGATCATGTCGGCCAGATTGTCTGGAGTCACATTGACCTTGAGATCTTGCGCTAGTTCAATGAACGCGGCTTGGCTGATTTCGGCTCGGGCATTTTCATCCTTGGCACGGTCTTTGAGAAACACAGCCAAGGCCAATAGTTTTTCTTGACTGTTGGCCGAGTCGTCAAGAGCAAATTCACGGATCAGCATTATCTGCGCTGGCGACCCAGTCCTGCCACGGGTTCTTGTTCGGGCTCTTCGATGTCCACATCAGTGACATCAATCTCTTCTTCACCAGGTGCTGGTAGTTCGGCTGGCATTTCGCCACCCAAGCCCGCATCTGCTGTGACGTCTGCGCCGGGCACCACAGGAGCTTGGCCTGTGACCACGCCCAAGGCAGTTTCCAGTTGTTGTTTAGCGGCCTGCAGATTCTGCAACAGACCACTCAAGGCAGCTGTGGCATCGGTGTTGAACTGTGCGGCTTGGTCCACACCAACTTCGTTCTTGATCTGATCCACCAAGGCCGGCAGGTCTTTGAACTGCATGGCACTGATGTCTTCACTCATGCCTTGCACCTGATCCACCATGTCTTGGCTGGCCAAGACAACCTGGGCTTGTTGCACTTCTGATGCTTCTTTGAGTCGCTGTTTCAAACTGCGACGGCCTTCTAACATGGCCTTTTCTTTTTGTATGGCAGCTTTTCTAGTCGTAATATCTTGAGCCTGTTTGGTCAACTGTTTTTCTTCATCGTCAAGTTCTCGTTGTTTTTGTTGACGATTCAATGACATGGCGGCCTGTTGTTGTTGAGGAGTTTGCTGTGGTGCACTGCCTGAGACTTGCGTTGCCAGGGCTTGCTCCATGACCACCAATTTCAAATAAGCAGGATTTTGTTCACTTCTATGGAATTCTGGAGTACGGCGATGTTCGGCGATCATACCACGCACACGCTTGAGCATGCCTTGTGCCTGCGACGGAGACAGCTGGTCAAATTTGACCGTGTTTCCAAAATAGCTTTCAAATACCTTAGCGGCTTGTTTTGTTGGGTTGGCCACGGCCAGTTCTTGCAGTTTCATCTTCAAATCCTCGTTGTTGAACATATTTAGCCCAGCTCACACATTTGGACAACTGATTTTCCAGCCGTTTTTTGTGTATGATCTTGCTGGCCAGCTTGGTCATGATGATTTCTCTCAGGGCTGGATCGCGGCTGCGGTCACCAATGGCAGCGCGGGCATCAATGTCGGCAGTGAGAGAGGCCAACTTGTTGTCAGTGGTCAGCAGTTCTTGGGCAGTGTTATATGCGCAGTTTTTGTCTGCTATGCACCAGCTGAGTGCTGTCCTTGTGGTGGCAAATACTCCCACATCTGTGGCACTACAAAACACACGCCATCCCTGGACCTCGGGCTGTATCCTATAGCGACCAAACACCTGATACACACCGTCTTCACTTTGCCAGATCACATTGGGCATGAGATCACGGAATTCTTGGCGGAATGCCCGTTCCGCTTCGCGTTCATTTATCATTTAAAAACGTATTGGGTGACGAGATATACCGTGGTGGCTGTCAGCGCACCAATGATGCCCAGACCCCAGCCGATGATCTGATCGTTGCGTTTTTCGCTCATTCTTTGTATCATGTCATGCACTTCTCTGACGATGTCATTCAGTGAGCTGATCCTGGCATCCACATGATCCAGGCGTTGTTCCAGTTGATTGTAGCGTTCAGCACACAGTTCCACGTGTGCTTCCAGGCTTTTCTTTTCGATGTCAGTGGTCTCGGCCATGCTGTGTCTCCATCATGTATTTATGGGCACAGCGGCAAACCAGATGTTTTGCTCTGCACCTTGGGTACACAGGCAGGT